CTTTAAAGACGTTCGCTGGTCGTGTTGGTCCATATTGCAGACCATCTCTTGCTATATCTCCGTGAAAATAAACAGCTTTTAAATTAATTTCATTATTATCAAAAGACGCTTTTAGATGAGCATATGTATCATTAAATGAAATATTTGTTGCAGCACTCTCGAATTTAATAGCGCTATGCAATCCGTAAAGAATTTTACCTGAAATCTCATCTATTGCTTTTGTATAATTAATAATTTTAAGCAGTCCATTTCTAAAAAGTCTAAATATGAATTTAGCTTTTAAGCTATTTGCTGCAAGTGTCTGAAAATTTGAATTAAAAACTGTTGCTTCAATATCGATAAATACATGACCAGCTCTTGCCAAAACAATGTCTTTCACACCTCGAAAAATATCACCTTGGTTTGTGCTTGGATCTGAACTATTTGCAACTGTATGTCGAATAGATTGAACAAGATCAATGTATTTCCCATTCAATTCGATCGCTGTTAAAACCTCCCCTTGTGTTTTTTCAAAATATAGCTTGTATCCGTAAGCGGCATATACATCTCTATTGCCGACCAAAGACTTTTCAACCTCTTCTTCAATATTTGATACAGCCGAGTCATATACACGAACTTCATAGTTTTTCTGCTCATCAATATCTAAATTATCAATTAGATATAATGTCCCTGATTTGAATGAGCCATCACTATAGTAACCATCGGAGCTATCATTCTTAAAATTAACAGAAATATCCGGTGCGAATTGAGCCTGATATTGCATACCGGAATTGTCAAGAACAATGATCTGATTATTCGTCTTAACTTCACCTTGTGCAAAGTTAACTTTTAAAGCAACAAGACTATTACTTAATTCAATTGACGAAGAGTTTTTCACACTTGTTGAATAGAGCTTAAAACTATTGCCCTCAACTAGCTGAATTTCAGTCGAAATAGTAGAGTAGTTGAGTTCACCAGTAATATTTGAAAATGTAAAAGCATACTGATCACGAGGTAAAACAAGATTATTTAGCTCAAACTCCTCTGTATGAACAGTAGCCGTTTTTACTTTTAGCTTTACAAAATTTAAAATATCTTTGACAAATTCGATCGCGCCATTTTGATTTGCACTGTAACTAAACTCGATAAGAGTTGCTGGCAGCACTCTGAACTGAATTGCTTTATTACCATGCGAAGATATTGCATTTTTATTTACACTTGAAATATTCTCTTGAGTGCTTGCTTGAAAGAAACCCGATTCATCTACAACATTAATTTCATTAATGTAGAGTTGAAAAATAGGATTTTTAACTGCAACTTGTACTCTAAAACCACCATCAACATCTTTTACAACTGAAATAGATGATAGATCTATCAGAGTATAATCAACCCAAAGTGTTGATTTAAGATTATTAACTACTGTTTCGTATGGCAATAAAACACTTTTGACTACCTTGTTGCTTCCATTCTTAATTTCAATAGAGCCTATCGAAGCCGATGCACTTATTACCGATTGATTTAAAACAATATTTTTTGCAAAACTTACAATTGAAGTATCGCTAATACTAAACTTGTCTTTAGATATCTGTGACTCAACTTGAATTTTTGAATAAATAGCAAGTGGACTCAAAGAGAAAAGATTTTGCGAATTTTCTGTAAATTTCAACAAATTTTGAAAATTCTTTCTTGAGCTAGCTAACTGACTCAACCCTTCGTCAGTCCAGCTTGTGCCATTCCACTTATAAAGTTTTTTCGTGTCGAAAGCATAACCAACTGATGGATTGACTGTTGGAATTGTAGCTAATAGCTCAGCTTCAGTGCTATAAGCTTTCCATCCACCAGTTTCCATAAGGATTCTGACAAGTTTCGCAAGTGTTGGATAAATCTTCCCCAAACGAGTTAAAACATCTTCACTATCTAAACCACTAATAAATTTTTGCAAACTCTCAGCGTCTAAACCTGCATCCACAAGCTGCTGTCTAGTAACGATCTCATCAGCCATTGCCTTTTCTCCAAGCATAAAAAAGCCCCGATAAAGGGGCTTGGATTTCTGTTAATTAATTAAATAAAGTCATGGTCACGCTCATAGAATCGTGCATCGTAATTTGATGCTTTCAGCGTGTTAGTCATTTGAGTTTGAGGGGTAAGTTCTTCAAGCATGAATGCCTGCGCTTCTGTTTGATCAGCACGAACCAAAGTGTAGAGTGTTTTAACGTATCGATCGTCGCTCACAACAAGCGGTTGTACTGGTGGTCGGCTAAGAACTACATGATACTTATCAACACCTGCCGTACATGGCACCACATCTACAGTGGCATTCGATATTTGTAAGTGAATAAAGTAATCACTACCTACATCAAATGTGCATGGCTGCGATGTTTGGATAATCAATCCGTCTACCGCTTCAACTTCACCGTCTTGGGTCTCAACCAAAGTGTTGTCGGCAACTAAAATACGGTCATTACGAATAAGAAGTTCAGACTCATCAAGAACTTCCACTTCACAGGACATGTATTTGTATCGGAGCTTATTCCATTCACGCCATGCCCGAACTTTTGCTTGCGCTTCATTACGAATGCCTGTTGTTGTGATCTTCAAAGGATTCTTAGGCGTGATGTCTTCAGGAATGATGTACTTCACACGTGCATCATCCACATCTGAAGTGTACTCAAGCTCTACCCCGTCATAGTCTTTCTGCACACCGAATGTATAAGAGCGCTTTTCAGTTAAAGGCACTTTATTGCGGTGATTAAAAAGCAAGACGGCATTTTCTTGTGGCTGCTCAAACTTGAGACGGGTTAGACTTCCGAACCGGTACGGCTCACAGAAAGCAGAACTAGCGACCATTCCCGCGATTTCTTCAAAGCTAAGATTGTCATCATCAATGGTGTAATTAAACTCAGACATAAGATCTGAACCAAAATAAGCATTAACTTTGGCAATCTCTGCATTGATTTGTGCAATGTCTACTTCTTCACTTGTTCGACGACCAATGTACTGATCTAGTGCTAGATTGATGAGTGCCTGACCTGCTGAACGTGTGACCTGTAAAGGCCCTGTTCCATCAAGCGGAAGTTTTCGATTCACTAAACAGTTCAGCTTGCGTTCTTTGATGCTTAGGGCGCCATCGGTAGCAACTGTTCGAGAACGCAATACAGTCACATTGTTGTAAATGTCTTTATTCGAGATAGAAAACCCAAACACATCTTTAATTTTGACATCTGCACGTGCATTTGAATCATCATTTGTCAAACGTGCAACACGGAACCGGAATGAGCCAGTAAACGGAAAATCAACGGTGACCGACTTACCAAACTGCGTGAGCTTCCTATCAAAAATATAGAACTCATTTGAATAAATCGCTCCGAACGGTACGTTATTATTGTCGATCTGCTGATATTCAATTTTGATGCGGCTTGGGTGAGCATCTTGCCGACCAGAACGTGACTGCCAATACAAACCTTGCGGATACACAAGATTGTAAAACAGGCCAGTGGCATCATTTTTGGCAATATTAAACCACCCCACCCACTTGTCAGTTGAACCATCTAAACGCACTAAAACGTCTTGGCCAGTGGTGTTTTGGTTTGGCAGCGTTGATAGCTTGTCCCATTCATTATTTACAGATGATGGTGGTGCAAGCGTGATCGTATCTGCTGTAATTGTCGCAATCGTATAAGAACCATCAAGATTAATACCTTGAGTGTTTTTATTTAAAAGTGCTCCAGATGTAAGCGTATAGTCATCATTCACATACTGCCAATTTGAGTTCACTGTGTTTGGGTTTGACAAAACAATCTCATAATGAAAACCACCTGAAATGGCAGTTTTAGTAATGCCTGAAATGACATACTGACCAGACAAGTCTCGCTTGGTCACAGTTGTTTCTGGCGGATCACCCGAAGTTGTAGAGATATCAACAAGCGCCCCTGTTAGTAACAAACCTTTGAATGTGTTCTCATTGGCAATATTGGTTGTAGATTCAATGATGACTGAACCCGAACTTGTCACCATGATTTCGCCTGATAGCATCACATCAAGCACACCATATCTAGCATTATAAATGGCAACAATATCGTTAGCAGTAAACAATGTAGTGAAATCAATTGTTGAACCAGATGTCTTAATTAGATTTGGGTATTGAAAGTAAATCAGGCTTGACTCAATTTTTTGATCATTTGGGTATTGCAGAGTTTGGCCATTGATTGCGCTTGATTTGATTACAGATAATGGTGGCTCGGTGAAAGCCTCTCCAACTTGATATGTTGGAATTCCATTCACAATGGATACACCTGGATCATAAATTGAGACACTAACCCCATCAATCCCTGAAACCTCAGTTGTGCCATCTCTCATATCTAATATTTGGTAATAGCCACGACCAATGCACATCATGCATTCTTCTATTTCTATACCATCTTTATAAACAGTGTAAGCTTCTGCAATTAAATCTGGATATGACCGACCTCTACCAAACAGGTCTGGTATTCGTCCATTTAGACGAGCTTGGTTAGATCGTTGTGCTAACTCGTTATTAGATGAACCTACAGTAGGCGCTTGTGGCTTAGGCATAGTTAAGACAGTGTAAATACTGTATGCCGCCATAATGGCTACGATTGCATAATAGACAAACTGCAACCATGCAGGCTCAATCACTACATAGAATGTGCCTTCCAAAGTTTGAATATGCTCAAGCTGGGCATTAATCCTTTTTGGATGATTAGGAGTTACATCACAACTTTCTGCAATCTGGTTGTGATAAATCTTTGCATTTTCAGGCCATACATCAAACTGCTGATAGATATATGCTAGAACATCTTCAACTTCTGTCTCTGACCATGTAGAACGATCATAAACATCAGGAACGATGATGACTTTTTTCAAACTCATTTATAAAACCTCGTTTCCCGAAAGTTCATGGAAATAATCTCAAGTGGAACGTACTGCACACCACGGCCAGTTAAGTGCAAAACCTTGTCGCAATAAAAAAGCCCGACATGTGTCGAGCTTCTTGTGCCATTCGTAAAAAAAACAATACAGGGGGAAATGGGTTCCTTAAGTTTCTTGAAGCTACCCTTACCATTTAAAAACCGTTCTAGTCGTTTTTTAAGATCACGCCCTGTAACTTCCTTCCATGCTTCACATAGGAACTCATTACAGGTGTAATCTTTGGTCCAAACGCGATTATGGAGATGGTCTAGGTTCATATCATGCCCCGCAACAGTGGGAATCGCTCAAGAGAGTAAATCTCACCTGTCTTAACGCTGTTAAGTTCAGGTGCCTGTGCATCAAAGGTGCAGTTACCAGAGCCATCTTTAGATAGAGTGGCGACCTCTAAGGTCTGTAAAGACACCATTGGGGCTGTTAGATCATCATCTCGGTATAGCCGCCATTTAACTGATGGTCTAACTTTCCAGTTGGTGCCTAACCGAGCAGATACGACCGATTTAATTAGTTCATCGTCTACATCAGCAATGGTTAGGCTAAGCTTTTGATCAAGGTCGTTTGTGACTGTAGAGCGTTGAATGGACATAGGTTGATATTCATATGGAACATCCGGCCCCGTGGACTCATGCTTTACAGTCACACCTTTCATATCGTTTTTGACGAAGCGGAAAGGCTCAGTAAATTCTGGATGCGAAATCTGAGCCTGTAAATTATTTTGTGTAAGTTCCATTTTTTATAAATGATCTTTTAATCGATCATCGAACTGAATCGTAAACCAATTCATTGCTAAACGCCAATTTTGAATTGGCATCGTCCATTTCTTCGCAGCATTTGATGTTGCTAAGTAAATGACCTTCTTTACTGAGTCATCAGATGAAAAGATTTTCCTTTTCTTCGTTGAATGGCGTATTACGCTATTCAACGACTCAATCGCATTTGTTGTATAAATTGCATGACGTATTTCGGCTGGATAGCTAAAGATCGTTCGGATATTTTCCCAATTGGCCCGCCAGGATTCTCCAATTTTGGGATACTGGTGATTCCATTGATCACAGAAGATGTCTAGGGATTTTAAAGCATTTTCCTCTGTACTTGCCTGATAAATCGCTTTCAGACCCGACGTAACAGCTTTGTAGTCTTTCCAGCTTACAAATCTCAGGCTATTGCGTACAACATGCACGATACACAGTTGAATATCAGTATGAGGGTAAACAGAGGCTATCGCGTCAGGGAAGCCTTTTAATCCATCTACACAGGCAACAAGAATGTCCTGTACTCCTCGATTTTTTAGCTCTGTCATGACTGACAGCCAGAATTTGGCACCTTCTGTCTGAGCAATCCACATACCCAGTAATTCTTTTTGCCCATCCATATTGATGCCTAAAGCAAGGTATACGGACTTGTTAATCACATTGGAGTGCTGACGGACTTTGACAACAATACAGTCAAGATAGACAACAGGATAAAGGCTATCTAAGGCTCTATTTTGCCACTCAGTCACTTGCTCAATCACAGCATCGGTAACTTTGCTGATGAGAGATGCTGACACATCGGCATCGTACATTTCTTTGAAGAAGGCTACAATTTCCCTATTAGTCATTCCTTTTGCATACAGTGAGAGGATTTGGTCATCCATACTGGTGATGCGTGTTTGGTGCTTTTTGATAATTTGTGGCTCAAATGAACCTTCTCGATCACGGGGAATATCTAAAGCCAGTTGTCCATCTTGAGTTGTAATGGTTTTAGAACTAAACCCATTACGGCTATTTGAGCCTTTCTTGGGCTGATGCTTTTCATAACCGAGATGGTCTGAAAGTTCAGTATTGAGTGCAGTTTCAATCATGAATTTTTTAAAGACTGCTGTCATTTGGTTTAAGTCTTCTGGTGTTTTTAGACCTTTAGCCAATTCGGCAGCCATACTTTTGATTGTTGCTTCATCCATGTGAAGTACCTTTTGTAATTATCCTCTGAAGGATAAATGAAAATTAAGTACTTACACAAAATTTAGAACAGTCCCCGAAATCTCAACGCATTCCAATGGCACCACACCACTGCTTGAGTTTAAAAAGAAGGATGTATAGTCAGGCATCTAAATACCCTCCATCGCTCTTGGCAGATCATCATTCACTAGCTCTTCAAGTGGATTTACCCAGTCCCAAATACCGTCGTTACCAATCTCAACAATTAAGTCGTCCATAGCTTCATCTTCTGGCTGCGGCTTAACTTCAAATTGGGCAGTGACAGTAAAGATCTTTCCTTCTTTTGCAGCCAATGTTGGACTTTCAACGAAATAACATTGGTAGTCCTGTGGTACACCATCATCAATGATCAGGCGAGCTATGAATGGCTGGCTTGGTGTACGTCGCCATACCCGATAAAAGGCCATCAAATATTGATAGCCTCCTTCGCCCACAACCCACTGAACGTTAGCAGTATGAGATACGTTCTTTAGAGATCGACGGTAGCGACTAGCACCACCATCTAACTTTTGAGAAATAACCCCATCACCAACCTTTGCCGTGTAACCACTTTGCGTTACGCAGTATTTCAGCCTGTTCATGCTAACTCCCATAAAAAAACCGACCCATAAGGAGTCGGCTTTTTAAATTAGATTTTTTAAGACTTTGGTACTCTAAAGAACTTTGGTGGATCATAGTTTTTACAATAGTAGTGCCCTTCTAATTCAGTTGATGGGAATAGCATTTCTGATCTAGCTGTCATCCAGATTCGATTGTGGATATTAACTTTCATATTTCCGAAGTCATTTTCAACTACTTCTTCATAATAGCTAACCTCAACAATTTCACCTGTATCTACATCTATAACATCAAATACTGATTTAAGATCATACATTTATGTTTTCCTAATTATCGTTTTCTTGCAGTATTAAAGTTTCTTTGCAATAACTTGGATTGTTTACTATTAGGGTTCTGCAATTGATCCCATGACTGCTCAACCGCTTTACTAATATATACATCAATATTACCCATCCCGTCATCTCTGCTTTCAACGACTAATGAAGGATCATGATTAATATTTACAATAGTCCCATTACCTCCCCCATCTCCTAAACTTCCACCACTATTGAGCGCATTAAGTGTGTCAACACCAATTCGTTTTGTAGCAGCCGCATTGAGAACATACTCTTGCCCATGAACTACACCAGCAATATCAGCACGCCCCATGTTTCCTGTGTAACCACCTGTAGCAAAACCAACATCAGCCACAGATTTAATATTTGCAACAATGCTTGCTGTGGCAGCCGCAACGCTTGCCATAGCTGCTAAGTTGTATGGGAAGGGATTTGCTGCTGCTTGTGCAACACCTTGTTGGATAGCAACAAGTGATTGGGC